TTCAAGTCACATACTTAGTATAGGGGAGAGAAAACAACTTCTTACAAAATGGGCTAAGAAAGGTGATGGGAAAGCCATAGATATGCTTAACAAGATGGAAGGCGTTTATATAGAGAAACTAGAAGTCGCATCTACTCAGGAAGTGCATTACTACGCACCAAAGAAAGACAAGACTAAATGATACATCAATACAGAAACATAAAGGGTGATGTTATTCTTGTTCACACCACAAACGATGGAAAGCCAATTATACATACAGGCGGGATGATACACGCAGTTAGAAGAGTAAACAAAGACTTAGAAGTAGGGCTAAACCTTACCGTAAAGGAACTTTCCACATACAAGAAGGAGAGCAGGTGACATGGAAACCTACACCTAAACAAGAGTTATCACTTGAAACTACAGCCGATGAGGTTCTGTTCGGAGGAAGCAGAGGCGGAGGTAAAACAGACTCAGCTTTACAGTGGCTACTCTACGACATAAAAAACAAAGCACTAAGGCAACTCGTTATTAGACGTAACGCAACAGACTTGGCAGACTTTGTGGATAGAGCAAGAACAAAATACACCCCACTTGGTGCTAAAGTATCAGGAAACCCCGCAGTAATCACTTTCCCATCAGGGGCTACCATCTATACAGGACACCTAGCAACACCAGACGCTTACACTAAATATCAAGGTTGGGAGATACACCGCCTACTTATGGAAGAGGTCACCCACATACCAACAGAGAAACTGTATGAGAAACTACTAGGGTCATTAAGATCAACAGTACCCGGTATCACAACACAAGTCTTTCTAACTACTAACCCTGGAGGGCAAGGGCATGAGTGGGTAAAAGAGAGATTTCACATTGACAACAAACCACACGGGGAGAAGTTTGAAGTGGACGGCAAGACTAGAATTTACATACCTGCCACAATCAGAGATAACATTCACTTAATGGATGCCGACCCAGGGTATCTTAAGTATTTGGAGAGTTTACCTCCTGGACTTAGAGAACAATGGTTAGATGGCTCATGGGATGACATGGATATAGAAGGAGCTTACTACATCAAGCAAATGAATGTAGCTGCCAAAGCAGGACGCATAACAGATGTACCTATTGAGCCAACACTTAAAACTTTCTCTTATTGGGACTTAGGAATGGCAGACGCAACGAGTATTTGGGTTATACAAGCACATGGTAACGAACTGAGAGCGGTTGCATACTATGAGAATAGCGGTGAAGGTCTTAGACACTATGTGAATTGGCTACATGACCTAAGAGATACCCATGACTTTGTATTTGAGGGACATTATTTCCCACATGATATAAGAGTAAGAGAGCTTAGTACCGGACAAAGTAGAGAAGTGGCACTTAGAAAGATGGGTATCAATGTCAGAATGGTTCCAAACAAAGGACTAATGGACGGCATTGAAGCAGGGAGGAACATAATAGGTCGAGTATGGTTTGACGCAGAGAATTGCAAGGACGGGATAAAGTGCTTAAAGAACTATAGGAAAGAGTTTGATGAGAAGCATAATGTATTTAAAGAGAAACCTTTACATGATTGGGCTTCACATGGTGCTGACGCATGGAGATATTTTGCGTTAAGTTGGAACGACCAGTTAGGTAAACAAGACAGGAGACAATCACATGGAACAAGTAACGATTGGGATATTTTTGACTAAAGAAGAAAAAGAAGTATTCGACAAATGGTCTAAAGAGCAGATATACGAGGCATATCTCTTAGAAGTGAAACACTCAAAACAACTCAATATTGAGGTTAACCGACTAAGACGACAGATGGCGGAAGTAAGGTTCTCCGTAAGATGAGTTACGAAATAGTAGATGATAGTATTAAGGAGTTTATACAAGATAGTATGAGAGTAGTAGATGATATCACTTATACTTTTCAAACGAGCACCTAAATATCGTAAGTAAGTCAAAAAGTGGCAAAATACTCGCTTTTTGTTGTATAATAGTGGTAAATGACACTAAATACATGTGTTATTCATGGTGTTGTAATTCTTACCAAGGTGTAAAAGCCTATAGCAAAGGGTTAAAATACATCACCGCAACCTATCCAGAGGTGCAGTACATGAGAGATAATCTGCCAACATTTATAGTAAAAAGGATTTTCTAATGGCACCCGTAATACCAATCTTAACAGCAGTCGCAGGAGTGGCAAGTGCAGTCTCTTCAATAAGTGCGGCAAAAGACGCGAAGAAAGATGCAGCAAAACAAGCGGCACTAATCAAAAAACAAGAAGACAAGATAGCAGCAGAGAAAGAAAAACAAGATAAAGCAACACAGGAAAGACGAACCAGGATGGCTAGTAATGTTCTTTTGTCCGGTACTGAAACAGGACTCACAGGAGACACGACCGGTACACTTCTGAAAGGTACATGATGTTTATTACTAATGAATACTCAAGACTGTATGGAATAGAGTGTGAAGATGTAGTTCTTTTGCCTAATAAGCCGTTTTGTGCATTTAAGGGAAGCTATAAAGTAGGCTCTTATGCAAGAATACTTAATGCAGACGGTAAAGAGGTAATGAAGCTTAGTGCAGGGGAGATTATTAATGGTATTGGCATATTAAGCAAATCTCCAAAAGACTATCATGCAGATGAAGACAATAATCGTGTAACAGCCCACGAAGTAAAAAAAACAATAGAAAATCTAGACAAACCGTCTATAGATGGTCGAGACTTTAAAGCGTTTAGTGACAAATCTGTTGAAGAGTTTGTGCAAAAAGCAGAGCAATTTCTTAAAGATGAAGTAGCAAAGCCTAAGCGTACACGCAAAAAGAAAGAGGTCAAAGATGGCATCAAACTATGAAAAACTAATTAAGCGTGTAAGTGCTGCTAAGTCAAATAAGGCATTATGGGAGCACCACATCAGGGAATGCTACAGATATGCCATGCCACAACGTAACACCATAGACAAGTGGAGTAAGGGCTCAAAGAAGCGTGATTATGTGTTTGACTCAACAGCAGAGGACGCACTTGAAGACTTCGCAACTCGCATGGAACTTGAACTAGTACCACCAAATCTTAATTGGATGAAACTAGAGATAGGAACAGATATAGCCGAAGAAAAAAAAGACAGCTCTAATAAATATCTTGAAGAGACTACTGACATTGTGTTTAACCACATCAAGTCAAGTAACTTCTCCTCTCAAATACACGAAGCGTTCCTTGACCTTGGTATCTCTACAGGTGCAGTTATAGTTGAAGCAGGAGACGGAATACAATCATCTCTTAACTTTAGATGCGTGTCTCTTTCAGAATTAATCTTAGAACAATCAAGTAAAGGCATAGTTGATACAGTATTTAGAGAGTTCCCAATACCCGTACAGGACATCGAGTCTACATGGAAAGGGGCAAAACTTAATGAGAAATTAAAACAACTCATTAAAAACAAGCCCACAACAGAAGTCGAAATCCTTGAGGGTGTCTACTTGGAAGGTGATAAATATAACTCTATAGTAGTATTCAAGGAAGAAAAGCACTTCCTTATAGACCAAACGCTAGAGTCTAATCCCTGGGTAGTGTTCAGAGAGTCCACGATACCAGGCGAAACAATGGGTCGAGGTAGAGTAATGAGAGCACTACCAGACATCAAAACTTTAAATAAGATGGTAGAAGATCACCTCAAAGCCGCAGCATTCACAGCAAATCCAATCTTTACAGCAACAGATGATGGAGTCATTAACCCTTACACAGTACGACTACAGCCTGGTACAGTTTTGCCCGTTGGTTCAAACTCTAACGACAACCCAACACTAAGACCATTACCAAATGCAGGAGATTATCAAGTCCTCCAATATGACATAAGAGCACTACAAGACAACATTAGACGCATAATGATTTCCAAGCCATTCGGAAACATAGAAGAGTCTCCGGTTAGAACAGCTACAGAGATGAGTATTCGTAATGCAGATATGGCTAAGAGCTCACTAGGAGCATCAGGACGCATACAAAACGAGTTACTCGAAAGACTTGTAGCACGATGTGTTTATGTGCTTAAACAGGCAGGCAAAATAGCAGAGTTTAAAGTGGACGGTAAAGAAGTAGCAATCAAGTTCACTTCACCATCAAGCAGAAGCCAAGATGAAAGCCAACTAGCTGCCATAGGTAGGTTTATGGAGTTTATGCAAGTTCTCCCACCAGAGCTAGTCAATGAAGAAATAGCAGTCGAGAAAGTACCGTCAGAAATCCTGGATATTTTAGGCTTACCTGCTAAGTTCAAACGAACAGACGCAGAGAAGATGAAAAGACAAGAACAACGACAAGCACAAGCCCAACAACAACAAGAGATGGCAGCAGCACAAGTCGCAGAGGAGCAAGCATGACAGAAGCACAGAGAATAAGAAAATCCAACGAGATACACAAAATCACAGTCGGCACATTTGAAACAGAACTAGGCAAGAAGTGTTTAGAGAACCTTATACGTGCTTATGTAGATAGACCTATCTATAGTCAAGGGCAGACTTTCGAGATCACAGCGTACAGACAAGGTCAAGCAGACGTTATAAAAGACATACTTAGGGAGATTAATCATGGCAGATAAAGAATTACAAACGATACTCAACTCGGGTGGCGTAAATACCATCTATTTAGGTGGAACATCAAGCACACACAGGGTGCAGAAGAAAAGTGATATGACGGGGACCAATGTATCTTTTGACTCAGCAGGGCTAGAGACAGAAGATAATAATGTTCAAGATGCACTATATTCCTTAATAGAACACGAAGAAGAAATACACGAAACAATATTGAGTGGTTC